AAATGGACGACATTGAGTTTCAGGGCATTGTTCGCAATGAGATTGAACAAGCGCTAGGTCACTACGATACGGAGTACTCGCAAGACCGTATCGACGCGATGGACTATTACTTGGGCGAACCGTTTGGAAATGAACAGCCAGACCGGTCTCAGGTTGTAAGCACTGAAGTATCCGACACGATTGAACACGTCATGCCGTCCTTGATGCGTATCTTTACGCAGTCTGAAGAGTATGTGCGTTTCGCACCTCACGGGCCGGAGGATATAGCTGTAGCTGAACAAGCCAGTGATTACTGCAACTGGGTTATCAATAATGATAACCGTGGCTTTGAAATCATGCACAACTGGTTTAAGGATGCGCTTATCCTGAAGACTGGTGTTGTGAAGTTTTACTGGGATGAGAAGACAGATATTGAGACAGAAGAATATGCCGACCTCAATGATGAAGAACTGACCATCATCCTTGCCGACCCAGAGGTTGAGATTGTCGAGCAAGACGAGCGTACTCTCGGTGGGGACATGATTACCCCCGACGGGATGATGATTCCGGCTCCGGTTCTCTATGACATCAAGGTCAGGCGCACCAAGACAGACGGCAAGGTCTGCATTGAGAATGTGCCGCCGGAAGAGTTTTTGATTACGAGCCGCGCCAAGTCTCTTGAGGATGCAGACTTTGTAGCGCATCGCTCGTCAATGTCTGTCAGCGACCTTGTGCAGATGGGTCACAGCCGAGACGAGATTGAGAAATATGCAGGGGTGTCAGATGTCGAAACATCAGAAGAACGTACCAGCCGATTTGAAGACCTCGAAGGCGGCGCTCCTTACGACAGCCTTGACCCGACTATGCGAGATGTTCTCGTTACGGAATGTTATATTCGTTCTGACTATGATGGTGACGGGGTGGCTGAGTTCCGTCGCGTTCTTACAGTAGGCAATGGCTACCACATTCTTGAAAATGAAGAGTGTGATCAGCTTCCATTTGCCATTCTTTCTCCCATCCTGATGCCGCACCGTGCGATTGGTCGCTCGGTTGCAGAGCTTGTGATGGACGTGCAGCTTATCAAGTCTACCCTGATGCGTCAGTTGCTCGACAACATCTACAACACTAACAACTCTCGCGTCGTGGCGGTTGAGGGTCAGGTAAACCTCGATGACCTGCTGACCAACCGTCCGGCAGGTATCATCCGCACACGCACCGCCGGTGCCGTGCAACCCCTGCAAGTTCCAGATGTTTCATCGTCTGTCTTCCCCGCGCTGAACTACATGGACAGCGTTAAGGAGCAGCGAACCGGCATTAGCAAACAGTCAATGGGCTTGGATGCGGACTCATTGCAGTCCACTACCGCCACTGCTGTGGCTGCGATGCAAGCTGCTTCGCAAGGCAAGATTGAGATGATTGCCCGTGTGTTTGCTGAGACAGGTGTGCGAGCCTTGTTCCGTGGCATCCTGCACTTGGTTACGAAGTATCAAAACAAAGAGAAAATCATTCGCCTGCGTAATCAGTTCGTGACAATGGATCCGCGTCAGTGGGACAATATGTACGACGTGCAGATTAACGTAGGTCTTGGCACCGGTCAGCGTGAGCAACAGCTTGCTACCCTGTTCCAGATTGCTGCCAAGCAAGAAGGAATCATGGCGACAATGGGGCCAAACAATCCGATTGTTACGCCCATCCAGTATCGCAATACGCTGTCTAAGATTGCAGAGCTTTCTGGCTTCAAAGATGCCAGCGAGTTCTTCCAAGACCCGCGTAATGCTCCACCGCCTCCACCGCAACAGCAAGGCCCGAATCCGGAAATGCAAATGGAGATGGCTAAGGCCGAACAAGACTTAGCCCTCAAGCGCGAGAAGATGCAACTTGAGTTGCAGTTTGAGCGTGAGAAGATGGCTGCTGAGTTAGACTTGCGCCGTCAAGAGTTGGAGTTTGAGCGTCAGTTGCGTTTGGAGAAGCTGCGCTCAGATATTGAGACATCTGTTAATCTGCCGAGGGTCTAACTATGGCTCTGCCAGAGATGCTGTCATTTGAGGACTTGCAGGACATGCTAAATGTATCTGCACCCACTGGCGTATCTGCACCTCCTGCCATGCCCCAAATAGAGTTTATGGGTGCGCCAACTACAGTCGGTATGCCATCTCTGGTTGATGCCCCCACTATGCCTTTGGGTGATATTTTAGGCAGTCAGATTACATATATTGACCGCCCACAAAACATAACTTACAGCCCCGAAAACCTGCCAGAGTTTATGAAAGACTTTGAGCAGATTAGCCCTACACTGTTTGCGCCTAGTCAAGGTGTATTTGGTCAAGCCCCAGAAGTTGACACAATTCAGCCACTGATGCCGCAGCAATATGTTGATGAGTATGCTGACCTTGAGAGAGCCTTTCAGGAGAGCATTGCGCTAGACCCGACTATGTTCGGCGGTATGTATCGCTCTGGCATTTATATGCCCACGCAAACTATTGGAGATGAAGCCCCAGAGGAAGGTGTGTTTGATGTAGCAGGTGCGGCTGCGGCGGCACAGGCATTGTACGAAGCGTTCCCGCGTATAGAGAAGCCCGAAGTTGATCTTCCAGAAATTGACTTGGGTGAACCAGAGATTGATGTGCCGTCTATAGGCTTGCCAGAGCTTGACCTGTCATTCCCAGAAGCAGGTGTAAGCCTTGAAGAACTTGAAAAATCTCTTCAGCAACAAATTATAGACCCAACAGAAGAAGTCGCAAAAATTGTTCTTGACCCTGTAGAAGATGTCGCAAAAATTGCTCTTGACCCTGTAGAAGATATAGCAAAAATCCCCCTTAAAGTTGCTGAAGAAGCGATTAAATCCTTTGACATACAGCCCCCAGAGGTGAGTGAAGGATTTTTGGATAAAATAATCCCTGACTTTAGTTTGCCTGACATTAGCCTGCCAGAAATACCAGACGTAGTTGAGGAAAGCACCCAAGCTGTTGGCGAGATTATTAACTTAGTCGAAGACCCAAGTGTAAAAGCTGCTGGCGAGGCTATTGAGCAAATCAACATTGCTGGTAAAGAGGGTGGGGTTGAAAGCGACATTATTGCTGGCCCAACCGAGACGTTTGTAACGACCACCGCCGCAGGCGCTGCTATATCTGACGCTATTGAAGACCCAGACGCTGCAAACCTAGCACAGGCGTATGAGGCCGTTGACTATCTTACCAATACTTACGCTGGGAAAGATTTGCTTTCTGGTGGTGATTTGGCTGGTGAGTTTGGTTCTATTCTCTCAGGTATAGATGTGCTTGAGGACGGCATCGAAAGCCCAGCAGACGCTCTTGCTGTAGCAAAGGCTGCTCAGTCCATTGGTGCTTTGACTGGCTCTCAGGCAACATTTGACGTTGCATCTTCTGTTGCTGGATTCTTGTCACCTGTGGCTACCATTGCCGCGCTTGGTCAGGGCGTTAAGGTTATTAGCGGTCTACTGCAAGGCGGCGCGGCTGGTGAGTATCCAAATTCCTACGGCAAAGTATCGTATGATGGAAATTCATTTACCTCTGGCAATTACGGTGGTGGTGATGGTGCATCTTCAGCGTGGGGTGAAGCCGCCTCTAAATCCGCAGCAAAAACCCTAAACAGAATGAAAAACTCTTACGGCTTTAGCATAGACAATGCAAAAGTGAATGAGGTCTTGGGCAGCGGCGTTGGCAATGTTTCCTCGAACCCATATTACAATACAAAAGCAAATCGCTCGAATGGGCCTCAAAAAGTTGTCTATGAGCTTTTGAAGGCTGGTGCAATCACTCCAACAGAAGCAACTCCAAGTAAATACTTGGAAAGCACTGAGGCATTTAATAAGTTTGTAGAGTCTCAGTTTGACTACGCACAAAACGCGCAAGCCTCTGAAATGGGCGGCTCAGTTGTTCCGTTCACATCAACAAGCGCAGCGGAAAGATTTATTAACTCGCATGGAACTAAGCAAAGCAAAGATACATACAAGAGGTCGATAACTTACGGCGGTGATATTTTTGAGTCTTTTGAGCTTGGTGAAAAAACAGATGACGGAAGATATTTGAATAAGACTGTTGTTGCCGTGGGCTGGGAGTCTGCTAATGGTATTGGTAGATTTGCAGGTCAGGGCGAGCAGGTAGTATATGATGGAAAGACTGGCAAGGAAAAAAGTAGGAAGATGGTTCCGACCCACTATATGAAACGTGACGTTACGGCAGAGCGCCAAAAAGAACAATTTGGGTCTTATCCATATGACCCTAAATTCGACAAAGACGAAGAGCTATATAATCGGTATCAACAGTATGCAAGCCAAACCCAATACGGCTATTATTCAGGCCCGCCGCCAATGATGCAAAAAGAGTCAAAAACATCAAAGTTTGCAAAAGACGCAAAACTTTATATGACAGAAGACCATTGGAATATGACGTTTGCATAAGGTCTTGCTTAAAAAGCATTGTGTTGTATTATTGCAACAGTAGAGGAGACTACTTATGGATGAAGGGAAGAGAAGGGAAGAACAAAACAGGGGTGAACGCGCCAAAGCATTGATGCGCGACCCTCTGATTGTTGAGGCGTTTGAAGTACTAGAGAATAAGTACATGAACGCACTGAAAGATTCCTCGTCATCGCAAGATGAACGAGAAACGCTCTTTCAAATGTACCAAGCACTAATGGTGGTGCAAGGCCATTTGTCAGAAGTCATCGAGACAGGTGACTTAG